TGTCTAGCAACTCTCATGTCACAAGGTGTACCTCAAGGAGGTAGAGATAACACATTATACCAATACGCAGTGTATGCAAAAAAGAAATGGCCAGATGAATGGCAAGACAAGATGGATGTTTTTAATTATAAATACATGGATCCTCCTGTTAGTTCTGAACAAGTGCAAAAGACAATAAGACAACATGAGAAAAAAGATTACAAATATAAATGTAAAGATCAGCCAATGTGCTCTGTGTGCTCACCTTTAGCGTGTAGAATTAGACAGCATGGTATAGGTAATGACGCGTTAGATTTAGTAAGTGATTTAACCAAGTATGAAAGTGATGAATCTACATGGGAGTTAAATATAAATGGTAAAAAGATTAAACTTACAACTGATCAATTAGAAGAACAATCAAAATTTAGGAGAGAATGTGTAAACCAAGCTAATGAATATCCTGTAAAATTAAGACCCAACGATTGGGATAATAGACTACGTGCATTATTAAAAACAGCACAAATATTTATTATGCCACATGAAGTTACAAGAGCTGGTAGGTTTGAAATTTTATTAGAAAGATTTTTAGAGGATCAAGGTGAAGCAGATCACATCGATGAAATAGAAATAGGTAAAGCGTTGTTTGAAGAAAAAGCATACTTTGAAAAGATAAATGACGAATCAAACAGAGCAACAGAAGTAGAAGTTAAAAGAATGACAGCGTTTTTTAAATCAGAAGAATTACAAAAGTTTTTAAAGAAAAATGATTTTAAAAATTTTACACCGACAGAAATACTAGCTCACATTAGAGGGAAGTTGAAGGGCGGTGACGCGAGACGTAGAGTAAAAGGTAAACCAGCTTTTATTTTATATGTACCTTGGCAGAGAAAAAATCAAGACACCTTAAAAGTTCCAGACATGGGAGAGGAGACACCGTTTTGAGAAACATTATATTTGGACCGCCCGGAACAGGTAAGACAACACACTTATTACACATTGTAGAAAAAGAGTTGAAAGAAAATAATGTCCCTCCACAAAAAATAGCTTATCTTGCATTTACAAACCAAGCGGCGGATGAAGCGTTATCTCGTGCCATATCACAAATGAATTATAGTAAAAAAGAATTTACTAATTTTAGAACATTACACAGTTTAGCTTACAGGCAATTACATTTAAAAGAAGAGAATATAATGAATGATGAAGATTACAATTATGTTTCTAATAAGATACAGATAAAATTAAGTAATCCTAATAATAAAGTAAAACAATATGGTGTTGGTTATCCATCTGATGTTTTTATTCAAGTAATAGACGGTGCAAAGATAAGAGGGTTAACAACAGAATCTTATTTCGGTTATCCAGATGTAGGTCATTTAGATGGTGGTTTAACTAAATTAAAATACATTGATGAAGCGTTAATTAAATACAAAAACTCAAGAAATAAATACGACATGACTGACATGATTGTAGATTTTAACAGAATGCATTACGATAGAATGCCTAATTTTGACGTGGTAATAGTAGATGAAGCACAAGATTTAAGTTGGTTACAATGGAAGATGGTAGAAAGAATAACGACGAAGGCTAAAAGAGTTTATGTTGCGGGTGATGATGATCAAGCTATATTTTTATGGGCTGGGGCAAGGCCGGAATTCCTTATAAATATGGAGGGATCTAGAACGATTCTAAATAAGTCTTATCGTTTACCACAGTTAATTCATGCCAAAGCTGATAATTTAATACGAAGAGTTAGAGGAAGAGTTGAAAAAGAATGGACATCAAGAGATGATATGGGTGAGATAAAGATATTTCCCAATGAACAATTAGATAATTTAAGAGAAGGTAAATGGCTTGTATTAGCGAGACACGGACACCGGTTAACAAAAATAGAAGATGATATGAAGAAGAAAGGTTTATATTATTTAAAAACAAACAGAGATGGAAAAAAAGAGCCATCTATAAGTGAGCGTGTAAGACGTGCTATTTTAGGTTGGCAAGCTCTTTGTCAAGGTCGCTCTATTGATTATACCACCGTGAAGAGTTGTTATACATACATTCAAACAGGTGCTGGTGTTGATAAAGAACACAAAGCCATGAAAGGCGCAAACAAAGATGAAATGTATTCACATGAAAAACTATGCAAGAATCACGGATTAAAAATAGGTAAAGATCAACCGTGGTTTAAATCATTAGTTAACTTATCATCGACTAATGTAGAAATAATTAGAGAACTCTTACGTCGCGGTGAGAACATTAGATTAGAACCTAGGATAGAGTTGTCTACGATACATGGATCAAAGGGTGGCGAAGCAGACAATGTTATGTTATTCACTGACTTGCCAAGAAAAGCCGACATGAAATATTGGAACGATAAGGACGAAGAGAGAAGAGTGTTTTACGTAGGAATGACACGGGCTAGAAATAAATTACATTTAGTTCGCGCTCAAACAAGTAAAGAGTTTTCAGAAATTTTTTAATGATAAAATTAAATATTACAAATGACATGGTAGAATCTTGTAAAGAAAAAGCAAAGTCTATTGGTAAGTTAAAAAATTCTATTACAAACGGAGAAGGTAATTTAAGCGGTGTTTTAGGTGAATACTTAGCACACAAACATTTACCAAGATCAATTTGGAAAAATACTTTTGACTACGATTTAGTTGAAAACGGAGTAAGAATAGATGTAAAGACAAAGCGTTGTACCTCTGCTCCTAAAGATTTTTATGATTGCTCGATTGCAGAAACTAGTTTACATCAAGATTGTGATGAGTATGTTTTTGTTCGCATGCTTAACGACATGAGTAAAGCGTGGTTGCTAGGGCGAATGAATCATAAAGAATATTTTAAGAAAGCAATATTTATGACAAAAGGTGAAGTTGATCCTACTAATAATTTTACCGTTAAAGCAAATTGTTATAATTTACAGATAAAGGAGTTACATGATATGTTTGACATACACACTGCGCTGAAGCAGTTAGACGTTACGTTGAAGCAAGTAAAAAAAACTAGGGCACAACTTCCTAAACTTAACCGTGAGAAGGTTGATCAAGAACTAAAAATACTTTTACTTGACCTACAGCTATTACAACAAGACTTAACTTACATGAGAGATAAGGATGCAAAAGACTAGAGAAATATTAGAAGAAACGATCAGAATTGTAACAGGTCAACGACAAGAGGATTACGGTGACAAGGTTATTAATCATAAAAATATCGCCGACTTGTGGAGCTCTTATCTTAATAAAAAAATATCACCACATGACGTAGCCATATGCATGTTACTTGTAAAGGTGGCGCGTTTAAAAAACAGAAAGACGAAAGATTGTTATATAGATATGGCTGGGTACGCGGCCATTGCAGGAGAAATTAATGATACAGATGCCTCTACTTTTTCGACCTCCGAGTGAGTGGTCACCGCCAGAGAAAGTTCCAGACTTATCTGACGCTAAAGAAATAGCCATTGACTTAGAAACATACGATCCAAGCATAAAGGAACTCGGACCGGGTTGGGCACGAGGAGAAGGTCATGTATTAGGTGTGGCTGTAGCAGTTGAGGGTTGGAAAGGTTATTTTCCATTAAGACATGAAAATGGTGGAGGTAACTTTGATGAAGGATTATTTAAGAGACAATTTAAAAAAATTTTAGAATTACCTTGTGATAAAATATTTCACAATGCAAGTTACGATGTAGGCTGGTTAAGACATTGGGGTCTAAAAGTTCATGGTAGAATTATTGATACATTGATTGCGGCGCCGTTAATTGATGAAAATAAATTTCAATACACGTTAGGTGCTTTAGGTAGAGATTATTTACAAGAAACAAAATCAGAATCAAGGCTATACGAAGCCGCAAGAGAATGGGGCGTTGATGCGAAATCAGAAATGTATAAATTACCAGCTATGGAAGTTGGAGAATATGCAGAACAAGACGCTGATCTTACGTTAAGATTATGGCAAAGATTTAAACCAGAAATTATAAAACAAGAATTAACAAGTATATTTGAATTAGAAACAAAATTATTTCCATGTCTTTTTGAAATGACATGTAAAGGTGTCCGTGTTGACTTAGAAAAGGCAAGGAAGATAGAAAGAAAATTAATTAAAGAAGAAAAAGATACGTTACAACAAATTAAAAAAGACACAGGTGTCGATGTAGAAGTATGGTCTGCTGTCAGTGTGGCAAAAGCATTTGATAAGTTTAACATACCATACGAAAAGACAGAGAAGACTAAACAACCGAAGTTTGATAAAAACTTTTTAGTTACACATAAACATCCTTTAGCAAAACAAATTGTTCATGCAAGAGAAACGAATAAAGCTAGAGCTACATTTATTGACACAATATTTAGACATGAACACAACGGTAGAATACACGCTAATATAAATCAAATGAGAAGTGAAAGTGGCTTAGCAGGGACAGCTACAGGAAGATTCTCATATAATAATCCAAATTTACAACAAATTCCGGCACGAAACAAAGACATCGGGCCGTTGATCAGATCAATCTTCATTCCCGATGAAGGTTGCAGGTGGGGGTCATTTGACTATAGCCAACAGGAACCGAGAGTTCTTGTCCACTTCGCCGCGCTTACCGGTGGTGGCTTGAAAGGCGCCGACGAGGTTATTGAATCTTACAAAACACAAGATCCAGACTTTCATCAAGCTGTCGCCGATATGGCGGGCATAGACCGTAAAACAGCCAAGACAATTAATCTTGGCATGATGTATGGCATGGGTAAGGGTAAATTAGGTAGTGAACTTGGTTTAGACCAATACGAAACAGATGAATTATTTACAAGCTTTCACGCTAACGTACCCTTTGTAAAACAGTTAATGGAACAAGCAACACGGAAAGCGGATAGTTCGGGTTTCTTACGGACACTTCTTGGTCGTAAATGTAGGTTTGATAGATGGGAGCCACGCGCTTTTGGTATTCATAAATCTTTACCGTTAGCAGAAGCTGAAAGAGAGTATGGTCGTGACTTGAAGCGTGCCTTTACTTACAAGGCTTTAAATCGTCTTATACAAGGATCTAGTGCTGATATGATTAAAAAAGCGATGGTAGATTTGTACGAGGAGGGCATCATAGCGCATATACAAGTGCATGATGAACTAAACTGCTCTATTGACTCTGACGGTGAAAAGAATAAAATCAAAGAGATTATGGAGAACACGGTTGAATTAAAAGTACCTTTAAAAGTGGATGCAGAGATAGGCCCATCATGGGGCGAAATTAAGAAAAAGTAGTGAAGGTATTCTTGCTTGTTATAAGCTTGTGGGGTTACAATGGCTCTACTTGGGTATACACAGGCAATCAATTAGTATTACAAGAGAAGTTTGAATCAAGACAAGTTTGTGAAGAACTTGGCCGTCAATTTACAAAGTTTGAAATGAATAAATACTTCACATTTAAAGTACAGTGCATCGAAGATATCAATAAAGAAACTTGACTTTTTGCAATAAATCCCATATATTTAGGGCAAGGAGACTAGATGACAG